TTTAATAGTGTCCGATATAGTCAAATATGTGAAGTCTCAGGGCTGGTTGGCAGGCCCAGGCAGGGGTAGTGCTGCTGGTTGTCTGGTATCATATCTTATAGATATTACATCCATAGATCCTATCAAACCCGTAGAACATCTTTTAATGCTCCACGACCCTTCAATGTATTAAATGTAATCATTTGAGAGACATTATCTGCTCCATATTTATTTTTGATGTATTCGATAACCTGTTCCCTTTGATTAATAGGAACATCCATATCTATATCTGGCATAGATACTCGTTCTTTGGTATTTCTACCAGCATTATAAAAACGTTCAAAAATAAGATCGTGTTTGATAGGATCTATGGATGTAATATCTATAAGATACGATACAAGACAACCAGCAGCACTACCCCTACCTGGACCTGCTAACCAGCCCTGAGACTTCACATATTTGACTATATCGGACACTATTAAAAAATAGCTAGACAGACCAGCAGTTTGTAAAATAGATAGCTCATACTTAATTCTATCCGCATACTTTTGGTGTAACTCTTGATCAACTTTATTGGCTATCTTTTTCTTCCATCCTTCTCTACATAATTGTCTTAGGTATTCGTCTGGAGAAGATTCTGTCTGAAATGGAGGTAATCTTGGACTATGATTGATATCATAATTCTCACATAAACTATCTACATATATGGTATTGTTAATTTCTTCTTCTGTGTGTAGATCAGCCATTTCTTCGGGAGATAGGATATAGTATTTGTCGCTTACAAAAAATGTAGACATAGGAACATCTTCATTGTTTGATAGCTTTCTATTAACTTCCGGTAGTGTCGTTTTAAGATTGTTGCATAAAAGGATTCTCTGGTCTATCGCATCTGTTTGATTGGCATAATGAGCATCTGGTGTGCAGATAACTTTTACGCCTAGTTCTTTGCTTAACTGTCTTATGCAGTCTGTCAGTGGTATTTGGATCGGATTAAGTTCTTTATCCATTAGTTGAGTTTCAAGAAAAAAATTATCTCCAAATATTTGTTTTAATTTCTGTATTTCTCTAATACCAATATCTTTCCAGTCAGGAACAATCTCATCGTTCTGAATAAGCTTATTAGCTAGATAAGAACCTAGATGTCCACAAAAACCAATAATATTTTCATCGATCAGAGTAGATAACTGATCCAAACTTAGTCTTGGTTTTTTGTAGAAATGTTCAGGCTTGTTAGATTCTGAGACTATCCTAACAAGAGTATTCCATCCATCAAGATTTTTTGCCAAAACCAAAAAATGACTTAGTTTACCATTAGACTTATCTTTGATAGAAGCGTCTTGATCGCATATATAAAGTTCACATCCCAGAATTGGCTTGATGCCTTTAGATTTAAGTGCAGAATGTATCTGTGCCACGCCAGCTATATTTCCATGATCTGTAATAGCACAGCTTTTGACACCTATATCTAAACATCTTTGGGCAATTTGTTTAGGTCTGCTTAAGCCATCCAATAAAGAATAATGGCTATGAACATGTAATGGTATATACTTCAAAGTTTTATTCATCCAAATCAATCCTATCTTTTATTTGCTGCTGTAGCCAATTCTTCTTTCTGTTTGTCTAATTTCTGGTATAGTTCATATGCTTTAGGATATTTATCTCTAATTTGAGGATATTCTCTTCTAGGTTTGACGTTAAAATTCAGAAGATTTTTTTCACAACCAAGAAATGCAGATAGCCTATCTACATCAATATTGTTAAAGTCTACAAAATATATAGGGAATGGTAGATCAGCATTTACCCAGTTTTCAAACTGGTAGCGAATAGAAAACAAATCCTCATTTCTCTGTTCAACTAAACTAAAAAATCTGTCTATGCTGCCGAAATCTTTTGCTGTTAGTTTGCCACTATTGCCCAATTTCATCGTTTGTATCCAAGGCCAACTAGGATTTCGTCTATAGAATGAGCAAATACCTTCAAAAGATCTGTTGTATAAGAAAATGCATTTATGGATATTATACTGTTTAAGTAGCTCCATATTCGGTCTAGCCATATGTTTTAATTTATCATTATCTCCTACAGAGTTTGTAGAAAAATGCTGACCAATTTGTTTCATGAAGTAGGATTGACCGCTGCCTCCAGCACCAACAATCAGAACTTCTATTTCTTTCATTTTACTTCCTTTTATTCTGCACTTCCTGGTGGCTTGTAGTATCCTACATTATAACCTGGAACAGTGTACTCGTCAACAACATTTTTCATACCTTTAACACACAAATCGTGGTGTATCTGTTCACACTTGGTCATAAAATCACCCTTGTTGCATGTTTGATTATCTCTATATTCTATTATTGGTAATATTCCATCAGTATCATCGAAAGAAGTTTTACCGTAATGACATAATTTAGTACACTTCCATGTTTTGCTAAGTTTTGGTATTTGGGTTTTTTTGATTTTATTGAATTTTTGTCTTAACAAGTCTTCCATTTGGTTAAGATCAGATTTATTAAATGCAACACTGAATGGGCCACCATCATTTATAAAAAATATTGTAACAATACAATTATCTATTTCTGGATATAACTGTTGTACAGCGTAATAATACAACATTAATTGAGGATCTTTTTCTAGCTTTTCTTGTGTTTTTTCTTCTCCCGTAGCCCAATTTAATCTTCTTCCTGTTTTCCAGTCAATAATTTCTGCTGTATTTTCATTTGGTCTTGTAATTAAATCAATAGTTCCTTTAATTGATAGATTACCTTCAAGAGTTTCGTTGTTGTGTTCATATTTATACTTTGCCCAGTTTTTATCAATACTTATATCAAATCTTTGTTCAGGATATAGTATGTTTCTATTTCTTGGATCGAATAAACCACCACCATAATCTATGGCTTTGTATACCCATTTATGGCAATCCTTATAGTCTGTAGATGACCATTTGTGATGAGTAAACATAGATGTGTAATAGGCATAAACATCATCTATGATCGAATCTAGATTATAGTTGTTGATATCCACATTACCGATGATATCATCCTCAAAAGAATCCTTGCCTTCTTGCTCAGTATATTTAACAAACGCTAGAATTTCTAGAACCTTATGAACTATTGTTCCTTTATCTGCTTTTTTATTAGACGGTCCTTTGTATCCTAAAACGTAGTCAAAAAAGTATTGCTGTTCACACATATCATGGGTATTGTATGAAGAACTTCTAAAGTATGTAATTATAATGGTAAGATTCCTTTGTCTATTAAAAAGTTATAGATAGCTTCATTTTTTTTACCCAAATCTATATCATTATTGTCAATAACCAAATCAAAATTACTAATATCATAATTCTTAGTATCCAGTGATGTCTCGCTAGGGTGTGTTGAATCATATTTATTTCTGTTTAGTTTAATAACTATTCCACCAGCTTTTTTAATAGCCTCTACTTCATTAGGAAATCTACAATCAGCAATTAATGATAGAGGTAGATTTTCGTCTTTAATGCGTCTAATAGTTGCATCTGCCCAAACATTATATTGTATTTTTCTGAAAACATCCGTACCAATATATTGCAATACTTCTCTAGCTGTCATATTCTTATTTGTATCTGGCCATACACAATTAACTAATTCATTTTTATCATCGTCAGTACCATAGCACTGATTATGATTTAATCCCAGAATATCAACACATAACTGTTTTAATGGATCAGCAAAATTATATATTGCAGAATTTTTTCCAACTATTTGAGAGTAAACCTTCTGGATAAACTCACATGCAGATGTTTTCCCAGATTGTTTTCGTCCTGCTAAAGCTATAATGTAATTAGTATTGTTCATAAATTTTTTCTAGGACTGGTAGGATTTGTTCTTGTACAGAAGCTATAGACATTTCTCCTATATCATCTCCATCAAATTGAGGTCTGTGTATTCTATAGATATCTTTACATTTATCGTTGATAGTTTGGAATGCTTTTTCTCCAGCCTCATCGTTGTCTGTCAATACTATTATATTCATGGCTCCAGAAGAGTCTATCAAAACTTTTTGATGATTGCTCATTGAAGAACCAAACAATCCTACGCTATTATGTATTCCTGCTTCTTCAAGTCTCCATACATTACCAGGACTTTCGACCAATATAACTGTTTTAGTTTTCTTTATATGTTCTTTTGCAAACCAGAAATTGTACAGATTATTTTGAGATTTAAAGTTTTGATTATGCTTCCACTTTGAATAGATCCATCTTTTATCTGGCTCAGGGCATTCTTTTTTGGGATGATGATAACATTTGCATTGATTACATTGTTTATGTATACTCCTTCCAGTACAACCTGTAATATATTTACCATCAGTAGAATAAACAGGAACCACTACTCTGTTGTAAAATGGTTTTTTAGGATTGCTACATAATCCAACACTATATTTGTTCAGAATCTCATTGGAATAACCCCTATCTATATAGTATTGGGCGGGTATGCTTAAAGAATCTTTAACCTGAGAAGGGTCAAGTTTCATTTGCTTAATAGAATTATTCTTCTGAAAATTCTTGGCAACATAGACAAAATTATCAATGTTGTTATTCGGCTTATCTATAGTATGTATATCTTTATTCAAAAATCCTAGTATAAATTCGACAGCTTCTTTAAATGAAACTGTTTTGTCTCCATGTTCACACCAATTATACTTTTGTTTAGACAGTACTCCTCTGACAAATCCTATTATAGATGATTTAAAAGTTTCTTCACAATTATGTGTTCTACATTTCCAATTTCCTCTATACACATCACCAGTATAGTAAAGGTTTAAAGCTGAATGATTATCTCCGTCGTGAATAGGGCATTTGCTAAAAATCATTTTTTCTGTAATTCTATAGTCTTCTACTTGAAGAACATTAAGAAGTTTTTCTATATCATTACATGCTAAATCACATATATTTTTAAGTTGCGCTTGACTATACGAAGTCGATTGTTTCATCAGTTTGTTCATTGATTATAAACCCATCATTCTTATTAGAGGAAGTATTTTTAATTTCTAACTTTGTATTGCCTTCGGTAATTTTAGCACACCAACCTTGCATATGACAGTTAATATAATCGTTGTCATCTAATCCGCCACCGTGTCTACTAATAACAGGAATCAATTTTCTATTACCTGCATCAGCACCATCTTCCGCTATCTCTTCATCAGATTTTCTCTTAAAGATGGTAAAGTTACTACACAACCAAATAATTCTATCAGATCCGCTTGCTGTATCTGTAGATTCTTTAGTAATACCATCTCTATTGAGTTGAATAAAAGAAACTATTGGTACTTTATATTTTGTTGCCAAGTTATGCAGGGCGGTCATCATAAATCCAAGCACTTGATATTCTTTCATATCTTGAGATATACCTTGACTATCCATGAGTTTTAGATAGTCATAAAATATCACGCAATCTTTTGCTGTGCCATCTGAATTTAAACCGACATCCTTAACGAGCCATCGTTTTATTACCGATAATTGTTCATCGAATGGTTTGCCTGCGATAGATTTGTAGTATAGTTTGGAGTTTTTAAGTTCTTTTGCTGCTTCTAAAATCTTCTGCTTTTGCATATCACTACCAGCAAAAGCCCCTGTTTCTATTTTGTTGATTTCTATTGATGAAATCATAGCTAAAATACGATGTATATGATCTTCATGAGACATTTCTGTGTCTAAATTTAATACTGGTATCTGTAACTTAGATGCTATATGAAAACCCATATTATCAGACAACAATGTTTTACCTGTTTTTGGTCTAGCTGCTATTACATTAACAGTACCTCTTCTTAGACCACCACCAATAGATTGATCGTAGATCGGAAAACCTGTCGATATACCAACATTAGTAACTGGATTATTTATTAGGTATTCTAGATGCTCATCTATTTCTTGTCCTATATGGATAGGTTGATTTTCTGCATCAGATACAGAGGAACCGAAATCAAACACAGTGTCTTCGGCAATTGCTAATATTTTGCCTATACTTTCTGACCCGCTTAATTCTCCAATTTTTTTGCCAGCAAGTTCTAGTTTTCTTTTGAGTGTTCTGGCTATTTCTAGTTTTTTAAGAGTTGCTGCAAACTTTCTAATATTATCAGATTCTACAGGAAAATCTATAATTGATTTTAGATGCTCGCTCTCGTTTTTGCCAGATAAAATTGTATCACAACCAAGCTGTTTTGCTGCTGAATATATTGAAGGAATATCTATGGTTTTAGTAGTTGAATCCTCATAGATCTCCTTAATACATTTATATATGATACTATTGGTAGCAATGGTAAAACTATTTTCGGCAAGAATGTCAGAAACATCTAGATAAACATTTTCACCATAAGTTATTATACCCGCTAGGACCGCTCTTTCTGCTGCTGGATCTGATAACATTTTTTAAGCCAAATTAGGGTTAGATTTATTTCTTTGAATTGATACTAATATGTCGGACAGATTTTTTAGACTATTAGCCATATAAGATAATCTGTCATTTCTCTGTTTAGCGTATTTTTTTATCTGATTTAATGAATGGGCTTTATCGTTGTGCTTTATCGCCTGTAGTGATTTCTCAACATACCCATATCCCTTATAGTTATTGATTTCATCAGCGATAGTTATTTTGATCTCTTCTTCTGCCCAATTATATCTGGCTATCTCTCTATTAATTGTCCTCTGTAAGTGAAAAACAAATTGAGATAATCTATAAGCTATTTCTCCACAATCAGAAGGTGTAAGTTTCTCTAAATCGTCTCGATTCATGGTGAGATATCTATTTAACTCATCTTCTGGAAGTGTATCTCTTGTATATTTAGGTAGACCTACACTACTTTCATATTCATCTAAGATTTTATCCCAGTATTCTACTTGCTCTTTGGATGTTTTAGACATTATGGTTTCTTAGCCTCTCTTCCCATTGTACCACAGATTCGTAATAAGGCAAGTCCACTATCTGGATAGAATTGATGTCGCACCACTCACGCTTTTCCATGTCTCTCCTTTTATGTTTCATAAAATTTAATTTAGTTCCATGGAAAAAATGTACAAATTTATAATGTTGCTCTCCATTTACTTCAATACACAATTTCAGCAGAGGAATATAAAAATCTAGAAATAGAGTAGCTCCCCTTCTTAGGGGTATGCCGACTTCCTCTAGAATTTGCATTGTTGGAAAGTTTTCTTTAATTAGAGATCTAGCCTGTAAATGCAAATCAGATTTATTTGTCATTTGACCCTTCGCAATATGACCAGTTAATGACCATTTTTGCGAAACCCCATCCAAATCTACAATATCCATTACTTTAAACCCATTGTATCTTTGACTTCCTGCCAAAGAGAATCATATAACTCCTTATTTTCAGCAAGATATGCTACTGCTTTTTCGGCACCTTGGAATTTAGGCTTATCTTCTACTGATGAGTATGTATACCAAGCGCCGCCTTTAGCTATTAGACCTATATCTACAGCAAGCTTAAATAGTTCAGCACTTTTATCAATTCCGTGACCATAACGAATAAAGCTACTAATACTACCGCCAGGAGGTCCAAGGGCTGAACATAGAACTTTCCATGAAACTTCCTGTCCTATTTGATTTTTATCGTCTTCTTTTCCTATAGCCCATGCTTTAAAATATTCTGCTCTTAATTTTATATCTGTTTGATAGGCTATTGCTTGACCACTTTTTTCTTTCCATTCTACATTTCCATAGCCTGGATTACCCATAAGATGAGTGATACCTATTACTATATTTTTATTAACCGGAATAACATTTGCAACCTTTCGGCAGAATTTAGCCAATAATTTGGCACCGTCTGCTCTTTGCATCTTATCCATTCCAGAAGTGATCTCTGCTTCTGTACATAATGCAGAATATGAGTCAATAATTACTATAGATCCTGGTTCTTCATTAATTATTCTTTCTGCTATTTGTAAATATTCTTCGGCATGGAGGATTTTACCCTCTTGGGAGCCTATGATATTGAATCTCTCAAGGTCTAAATGAGGTATGCCTTGTATATCCCTCTTTTTTAAACGACCCTCTATATTGAGATAATAGACCTGTCTACCGTTTTTAAAATTGCCATGTGCATATTCTGGTCTTTGTGCTGTCGCTGCAAAATCCAGAGATGTTGTAGTTTTGCCACATTTAGGCTGTCCAGTAAATACTATAAAGCTACCTTCGGGAATTCCACCACCTAAAACAATATCTAGAGATGGGCTAACAGGAATGACTATTTGTTCTCTATCTACCACTGAATTACCAGATACAACAATGCCATCACCAAACTTTTTATTAACATCGTCTTTAATCTTTGTCATTATCTATATCCTCTAAGGTATCAAGAATATTTGTTTTTTTCTTGTTTTGTCTAAATGTTTGATCGTCTGTTCGGACAAGTTTTTTAGTTAGAGTCTGATTCTCTCTTTTCACTTCAGCAGCCTTCTGCTCTATAATCTCTATAAGATGAGGAGCCCTCAAGGAAAAAATTCTTCTGGCCTTGTTGTCATTCAATGCCCTAATAACAGGCTTGTCTCCATATTTCTCTATAAGTTTGTTTGCTGTAGCGATCTGATTCCTAAAGAATCTTGACCATTCTTTATTATTCCAGAACTTGTAATAAAGCTCTTTCTGCTCTTTGACTGCTTTGTGTTCACATATAATTTCTGTGATATATTGAGCAGCTGTTACCTGTGTTGATGAATATTTAGAATTATACTTCATCTGATAATTTAAGATCTTCTGCCGTTTTTACTAATGATGCGTTGAAATTTTCTTTGAATTTTTCTACAAATGGTTTGTAATCTTCGCCAGCAGATACTGGTATTATATATCTGTCATCTATAGCCTCAACGCAACCCAACTCTTTATTTTTATGATCTGTAGCAACAATTTGATATTGTACGGTGATAACTATCTCATGAACACAATCTTCTGGACTTGTTGGAGATGATCTTTTATCATTGTCATTATTTTCAGGAAATAAATCAGTATAGTGGCCCTTTTCTAGATCTATATTATTCTTGCGGAGTAATTCAAGAATATTAGCAAAATGATCTTCTGGCTCTAAAGGTTTATCCTGATGTTCCTGAGCATCTGTTGCATTTGTATCTGTCATAAGAAGTTACTAATCCTGGGTTAATATTCTCTGTTTTGCCACAAATTCTGCATCTTACATTTACAGGTTGATATTCTCTAACTCTCTGTATCGGAGCTACATTTTTATGTAATTTTTTATCAAGATCAGAATCATCTTTGTGCATACTAAATTCTGGCATACTAGTGAATTTATTATTATTTTTAGATTTCGATGAAGTCTGCACTGGAACATCTTCGGTATCTAATAAAGATGAAAGAAGCTGTATAAGCCCTTTAACCTGTTCTGGATTATTTTTTAATTCATTTAAGTCCATATTTATTTGCTCTTGGGTCTAAAAATATGTGATTGATCAGTATGAGCACTTATATATTTGCTTCTTTTGTCATCGGCAATCATAGAATCTGTTTGCGTCATAATTCTTGGACTGTGAGGATCTCTGTCTGTATTTGTCTGCTTGGTTGTGGGTTTATTGTCAACACCAATCCCTTTTTCGTCAATAACATTCTGAACCTGCTTAACTGATAAATTGAGGTCGCTAGAGATAAAATCTACAGTATTACCATCCTTGTACAGGTATTCTATTGCATAAGATTGTGCTTTACTTATTTTTGGCATCAAATCATCTCTCTTTCTGCTTGCAAAAGCCATTTAGTATTTTTTGTATTGAGATATTTTATATACATATCAAACACAATTCTATTAGTAGTTTTGAATTGATATGTCTCTTTTATCAATTTTTTCTTAGCGTGATTAAACTCATCAGAAACAGCTAATTTAGAATATGGATCTAACAGCTTTCCATAGTTAGATATTTTCACATAATGTATGATACTGCTGTGAAGGTGTGTTATTTTCGCAACGGAGTTTTCTTCGCCATTGCATCTGTATCTATTATTTTCATCTACAAATTCGCTATTCGGCTCCGAGCAGAAATAAAGAGTCGTATTTTGTTCTATAGTTTTTTTATTGATTGTATGGAATGTCATTTGCGCCTCATTGAACTCATGCCTTGTGGTAATTTGAATCCCGAATAATCGTCTTTATATGCATTATGTTTTTTATGTAGATGTGCTTTTTCATCATTACTTAATCTATCCCTATTTCTATTTGCTAGATCTCCTATAGTTTTAAGTTCATCATCTGTTTTTATTATAGAATTTGTTAATCCTCCGAGATCATCCTGATAAGATCTTCTCATTGTAGAGGCACATGAACATTCTATATTTTCTTGATAATCCTTGAGACTAAAGTATACTTCTGTTTTTAATCCACAAGCATCACAAACATAAGTATAATCTGGCATTACTTAATTTCTCTATGTATAAAAGTCAAAATACGTTCGTTTTTTGTTCTTAAAAAATCTATATATTGCTTAAATATAGAGTGTGGAACTTTAGTAAAGGACGTTTCAGATTTGCACACAGCGTCTATAAAAGCATTGTCTCTTTTTGATTGTATAGCATGTTTTTTAACGGGGTTATACGGTTCTTTGTCCGCATACGTTCTAATATAAAAATCATACTTATCAACAGTCTTTGAATGTTCTGGGAGTTTTTGCTTGACTTTTTTTGCCATAGCAAGATTTGCATTTTCTTCGTCTAGAATAGGATATCCAGCTGGATCATAATTGTCATGATATCCCTCCAAAGCATAGTACTTAGTTTCCTCAGAATGTTTTTTGATCTGAAATTTCATACCCTATATCCGGCTACATACTGATCCCATTTTTCATTAATCTTACCATCACCTATAGTAATCATATGTTGATACCAAGGCAAGTATTTTACGGAAAATGCTGGTTTATGTGGTTCGTTTATCAATTTCATGTTAGCCTCTTTTGGTGTCTTATTACCCTTTCTTCTATTGCATTTAGAACAAGCAGTAACTATATTTGTCCATGTTGTTGCCTGCTTTATATCGCTGAATCTAGATTTTGGCACAACATGGTCGTATGTTAAGCTGCTATGGCTAAATTGATTTCCACAGTACTGACACGTATAATTATCTCTAGTGAATAAATTTTTACGAGAAAATATAATTTGATATCTTTTATGTAGTCTAAAATATTTTACTGTTTTAGCTACTGCTGGTATGGGATACTTTTTATTAACTCCAACAATATAATCATTAGTATAGTAATCAATAATTTCTATGCCACAGTTATTGCGTCTCGTATACTTAAAAGACCATGCTATAGCCTTTTGCCAATCTATAATGCCAATTGGTGAATAATCAGCATTTAATATAAGACAATCTTTGTGGTTTTTCACTTTACAACCTATCAATAATATTAGCAATAATTGGATTTCTAACTATATCGCTAGCTTCTAAGTGAGAGAAACCAACTCCATCGACGCCATTGAGTCTGTCAATAACATCTCTAAAGCCATTGCGATAATAATTGTCAAGATCTGACTGTTCCAGATCACCAGTTAAAACCATTTTACTATCAACACCAATACGAGTCAACAGCATTTTTAATTGATCATATGAGGCATTTTGGCACTCATCAGCAACAATAAAAGATATCAAATTATATTTTCTCGT